TGGAGTACCCTGAGTTAAAAGCATTAGTTCTTGAAGAATATGGTCAGTGGGAACCCGATGCGTTTATCGTGGAGAAAAAGTCTTCTGGCTCAGTGTTGTATCAGGAGATGAGAAGGATGGGTATACCCGTGTCGGAGTTCACGCCGGGTAAGGGACAAGACAAGATTTCCCGTGTAAATGCAGTATCGAGCCTGTTTCATGGAGGCATAGTATTTGCCCCAGAGAGACGATGGGCTATGGAAGTAATCGAGGAGTGTAACGACTTCCCAGCAGGTATTAACGACGACTTAGTTGACTCAACAACACTAGCACTACTTAGATTCCGTCAGGGCGGGTTCATTCGACTAGACACGGATGAGAAAGATGAAATACAGCTGTTTAAATCTAAACGGAAAAAAGCTTACTACTAAGGATAGATCATGAGTATTGAAAAAGGTTTATACGCAGCTCCTATGGGCATCATGGAAGATGAGGCGGAGCCGTTAGAGATTGAGATCGAGGACCCAGAGGCTGTGCATATTCGCACGGGCGATCTTGAGATTGATATTGAAAAAGAAGAGATGGATGAGGAAGGCTTTGAAGATAACTTAGCTGAATATATTGATGACAGCGAGTTAGCATTGATAGCGTCTGAGTTAATGGATGCGTTTGAAGATGACGTCTCCGCTAGAAAAGATTGGGTACAGACTTATGTAGACGGCCTTGATCTATTAGGTATGAAGTTAGAAGAACGTACAGAACCTTGGGCTGGTGCGTGTGGCGTTACACACCCACTATTAACAGAAGCACTTGTTAAGTTCCAGTCCGAGACAATTATGGAGACGTTCCCAGCAGCGGGTCCAGTTAAGACAAAGATCATAGGTAAAGAGACGCCAGAGAAGAAAGAAGCGTCGATACGTGTTCAAGAAGATATGAACTATCGCTTGACTGAAGGTATGCCTGAGTATCGTCCTGAACAAGAACGTTTATTGTGGGGTTTGGGTTTATCAGGTAATGCGTTTAAGAAAGTTTATTTTGATCCAGCGTTGGGTCGTGAGACTGCTATTTACGTTCCAGCAGAAGATGTAGTTGTTCCATACGGCGCGTCCTCTCTTCAAACGGCGGAGCGTGTCACACATGTGATGCGTAAGACTGAGAATGAGTTAAAGAAGTTGCAGGTTGCTGGGTTCTATTTAGATGTGGACTTAGGTGACCCTACTAATTCTATTGAAGAAGTAGAGAAGAAGATTGCTGAGAAGTTAGGCTTTAGAGCTACGACTGACGACAGATATAAGATACTTGAGATGCACGTCGAGTTGGACTTACCGGGTTTTGAAGATGAGAACGGTATAGCATTGCCTTACGTAGTAACTATTGAGAAGTCAACACAGACTATATTAGCTATTCGTCGTAACTGGAAACCCGATGACAAGCTCAAACAAAAACGCAACCATTTCGTTCACTATGGGTATATCCCGGGCTTTGGTTTCTACTGCTTCGGTCTCATTCACCTTGTCGGTGCTTTTGCAAAGTCCGGCACATCAATTTTGCGTCAACTCGTTGATGCAGGGACCCTCTCGAACCTTCCGGGTGGACTTAAAGCTCGCGGGATGAGAATTAAAGGTGACGATACGCCTATCGCACCGGGTGAATTTAGAGACGTAGATATTCCAAGTGGTGCTGTTAAAGACAACATCATGATGCTCCCATACAAGGAGCCAAGTGCAGTATTAGCCCAATTGATGAATCAAATCATCGAAGACGGTCGCCGGTTTGCCAGTGCAGCTGATATGAAAGTATCCGACATGTCCGCACAGTCTCCTGTGGGAACTACACTGGCTATTTTAGAAAGAACCCTGAAGGTTATGTCAGCGGTTCAAGCGCGTATTCACTACGCTATGCACGAAGAGTTCCGTCTATTAAAAGACATCGTGCGTGATTTTGCCCCTGAAGAGTATTCATACGACCCAGATGTAGGCAGTAAATCAGCAAAACAAAGTGATTACGACATGTGTGATGTTATACCTGTCTCTGATCCAAACGCTGCGACTATGTCGCAAAAGGTTGTTCAGTACCAAGCGGTGTTTCAACTAGCACAAACAGCACCACAGTTATACGACATGCCGCTTCTACATCGTCAGATGATTGAGGTATTAGGTGTTAGAAACGCAGCTAAGTTAGTACCGATGAATGAAGATAGACGTCCACGCGACCCTGTTACAGAAAACATCGACATACTAAAAGGTAAACCAGCTAAAGCGTTTGTATTCCAAGACCATCAAGCGCATATCCAAGTACACATGGCAGCAATGCAAGACCCGAAGATACAAGCAATCGTAGGGCAAGACCCGCAGTCAGCACAAACAATGATGGCGGCAATGCACGCACACATCAACGAGCATGTTGGGTATGAGTACAAGAAGCAAATTGAAGCGGCTATCGGTATGGAGATTCCTGACTTTGAGGATGACGATGATCAACAGATTCCGAAGGAAATGGAAAACCGTATCGCACAGATGGCAGCTCAAGCGTCACAACAGCTACTACAACAGCACCAACAAGAAGCTCAACAACAGCAAGCTCAGCAGCAGATGCAAGACCCTATCATTCAGATGCAAATGCAAGAATTGCAGATCAAACAAGCAGAGGTTCAGCGCAAGATTGCTAAAGATCAGCTCGATGCGGCTGCAAAAGACAAGCAGATGGAAATCGAAATGGAACGAATCAATGCCCAAAAGGAGATTGCCGGTGCAAATATGGCAATGAAACACAGCTCCGATAAGCAAAGAAATGATACACAAATGGAGATGGAAGGCTTCCGTCAAGGTATGGAAATGAACAGACAACGCACACAACAAGCGTCTATTAGTAAACCCCCACAAAAAGGAAAGAATAAGTGAACATAATCGAAGCGGCACTTAAAGAGATAAGGGAGCGTCGGACACAATTATCCGATGCGCTGGCAAACAAAGCAGCCAAGACCTATGACGAGTACCAATTCATTTGCGGCGAGATTCGAGGCCTTACCGCAGTGGAGATTTACCTTGTAGACCTCGCAAAAAACTTGGAGCAAAACGATGACTGAAATAGTAATCGCTACAGACAGCGGTGAAGTTTCGACCCTGCCACAAACAGCGGAAGAAAGAGCAACACAACTGCCTACCCCATCGGGATACCACATTTTGGTGGCAATACCTGAAATCGAAGAGAAGTATGAGAGCGGGTTAATTAAGGCAGATACAACAAAGCATTATGAGGAAGTCCTTAGTACGGTCTTCTTTGTCGTGAAATTGGGTCCAGACGCCTATAAAGGTGAACGGTTTACGTCAGGTCCGTGGTGTAAAGAGGGGGACTTTATCCTCGCACGCCCGAACAGCGGCACTAGATTGAAGATTCATGGACGCGAGTTCCGTCTAATTAATGATGATTCAGTTGAAGGGGTTGTTGACGATCCACGCGGAATTTCACGAGCATAAGGAGGCTATATGCCAGATTTTGAAAAAGAAGAGTACAAGTTCCCTGATGAACTTGAGTCCAAAGTGTCTATGAAGGACGATGATGAGGAAGAGTTCACCGTAGAGATCGAAGACGATACACCAGAAGAGGATCGTGGTAAGGAACCCCTCCCTAAAGATATTATTAACTCACTGGAAGCCCCAGAGGACGGCGGTGAGTATCCCGAAGAAGTAGTCACTAAGTTTAAGCAATATAAGAAAGCTTGGCACGACGAACGTAGGGAGAAGGAAGCAGCTTACCGTGAGCAAGAAGAAGCTCTACGGATGGCGCAAAGTATTCTTGAGGAGAATAAGCGCCTTAAGTCTACCCTAGCGTCGGGCGAACAAGTTTACATCTCTACTATGCAGGATTCTGCTGAAAAAGAAGTTGAGATGGCTAAGCGTGAGTATCGTGAAGCATATGATTCGGGCGACTCTGAGAAGTTAATTGATGCACAGCAAGCCTTAACTAATGCTAGTTTAAAGTTGGATCGTGCAAAAAACTTTAAACCCACTTTACAAGAAGACGAAAATGAGGTACAACTGCCGCAAAGATCACAACCTGATAACAAAACTCAGGCTGATCCAAAGTATGCAGCATGGCAGCGTCGGAATTCAAACTGGTTCAATAAGGACGAGGAGATGACCGAAGCAGCAAAAGGACTGCATATGAAACTGTATCGTGAGTACGGCCCTGAATATATTGGTACTGACGATTATTACGAGCGCATCGACAAAACGATCCGTAAACGGTTTCCGGAGTCCTTCCCTGAAAACAGGGAGCCAGAGCCACAGAAAGCTCAACAAAGAAGTAAGCCTAGTACAGTCGTAGCTTCAGCTAAGCGGAGTACGGCTCCGAAGCAGATTAAGTTGACAGCGACACAAGCGGCGCTGGCGAAAAAATTTAGACTGACACCGGAGCAATATGCTCGTGAAGTACTTAAACTGGAGAATAACAATGGCTAATAACAGACTTACTCGTGAACTTGAATCCCGTAAAGAAGTAGAACGTCCAAAGCAATGGGCGCCTGCTGAGACACTACCAGAACCGGATAAGCAGCCGGGTTTTGCGTATAGATGGATTCGTATTTCGACCTTAGATAAGGCCGATCCCCGCAACTTGTCAGGCAAGCTACGCGAAGGATGGGAACCTGTGAAAGTGTCGGAACAACCAAGATTTCAACTGCTAATTGATCCTAACAGTCGTTTTAAAGACAACGTTGAGATCGGTGGGTTATTGTTGTGTAAGACGCCACAAGAGTTTGTAGATCAACGGAATAAACATTTCGATAATCAGACACAAGCTCAGACGACTGCAATTGACAATAGCTTCATGCGAGAAAGCGATGTACGTATGCCACTCTTTGCGGAGCGCAAATCGTCTACATCGTTTGGTAAAGGTTAATTTAAACTTTTTTTGGAGTCAAATATGGCATATCCTGTTGTAGACAAGCCTTACGGCCTACAGCCAGTGAATTTGATTGGTGGTCAAGTATTTGCAGGTTCAACCCGCATGTACCCTATCATTTACGGTTATTCAACCGACATTTTCTACGGCGATTTTGTTGTTTTATCTCGTGGTCGTTTAGAGCGTGCTTCAGTATCTACTGGCACAACTCTGAATCAAACCGTTGGTATTTTCTTGGGCTGCACTTTCACTAGCCCTATTACTAAGCAAAAGCAGTTCAGCCAATACTGGCCTTCTGGTACTTTGGCTGGCGATGCACAAGCTTACGTATCTGATGATCCAGATGCAGTGTTTAAAGCTGCTGTTTGTTCTTCTGGTGTAGTTATGGCTTCTGGCTCAAACGCAATCGTTGGTTGCAACGTCAGCGCTATTAACAACACTGGCAGCACAAATACTGGTAATTCAGCAAATGCTGTTTTAGCGCCTACTGATACCCCAGTAACAACTACTCTGCCATTACGTGTAATTGGTGTTGTTCCTGATACTGCTGTTAGTTTAGGCAGTGCAACATACTCAAGTATCTCTACCAACACGATCACTGTTTCTGCAATACCTTTTGCGTTACCGGTAGGAACAGACGTTGCTTCAGTTGCATCTAATGGTCAGATCATCGCTTCAGGTTCATTTGTTGATACCGCTGCCTCTGCGGGCGCAACTACTGTTGTGTTGAATCAGCCTCCTGCAACTGCATTTGTTGCAAGCTCAACAATCGTATTCACCCAGTACCCAGAAGTCTTGGTTAAGTTAAACCAAAGTCTGCATGGCTACTATTCTGCCACTGGTGCTTAAGGAGTAAATAATGGCTATTTCACGCGCACAACTATTAAAAGAACTCTTACCGGGCTTGAACGCTCTGTTTGGTCTTGAGTATGCTCGCTACGGCGAAGAGCATAAAGAAATCTACGAAACCGAAACATCGGAACGTAGCTTCGAAGAAGAAACAAAACTGTCAGGCTTCAGCGCTGCACCAGTCAAAAACGAAGGTTCTGCTATTCGTTACGACAATGCACAAGAAGCATGGACAGCACGTTACAACCACGAAACAATCGCTTTGGGCTTCTCTTTAACTGAAGAAGCAATCGAAGATAACTTGTATGACTCGTTATCAGCTCGTTACACCAAGGCTTTGGCTCGTGCAATGTCTTATACCAAGCAAGTTAAAGCTGCAAACGTATTGAACAATGGCTTCAGCAATGCCTACACAGGCGGCGACGGCGTATCTTTATTCAATACTGCGCATCCTTTAGTTTCTGGTGGCACCAACGGTAACACTCCATCAACTGCTGCTGACTTGAACGAAACTTCGTTGGAAAACGCTGTTATTCAGATCGCTGCATGGACTGATGAACGTGGTCTGTTGATCGCTGCTAAGCCTAAGAAATTGATCGTTCCACCTGCTCTGCAATTTGTTGCAACTCGCCTGTTAGAGACCGAACTCCGTGTTGGTACTACTGACAACGACGTAAACGCATTGAAGAACAATGGTTCAATCCCAGAAGGCTACACAATCAACCACTTCTTGACCGACTCAAACGGCTGGTACTTAACCACCGACGTTCCAAACGGCATGAAGCACTTTGTTCGTAGCCCACTGGCTAACTCAATGGACGGCGACTTCGATACTGGTAATGTACGTTACAAGTCTCGCGAGCGTTATTCTTTCGGTTGGTCTGATCCGCTTGGTATGTACGGTTCACCCGGTGCAGCCTAAGTAATGAAAGGGGGGGTTACGACCCCCCTTTTTTATGGTATAAAGTAACAAACCGGGATTTCCGGTGTGTCAAATAGCCCCGGCTAGTAACATGCAAATTGGCGCACTTAACTCGCATGTGAGGATATAAATCATGGGTTTCGCTACTCATCTTGGCCCTTGGCTACTCGGCACTGTTAAAAATACAACCGGTACCACTGCTGGCACTGTTCGCAATATCGGCGCAACTGTTGTTGCCCAAACCATTCCTGTAACTTTTAATACGTTCGCTAACTTAACCGGCACTTTAGGTTCAATTCCTGCTGGCTCGTTAATTACTGGCGTTCAGATCATTACGTCTGCTGACTTTAGCTCCGCTACTACATTAAAGATCACTATCGGTGGTACTGATGTAGCTACAGCTTCTACTATTACTTCAACTGGCTTTATTAGTGTAACGATTGCTTCTACTTTCGCTGCTCTTGCTGCTAATACTGGCACTACTGACGACTTAATTACTTACACTGCTACTGGTACTTCTTTAACTACTGGTGCTGCTACTGTTGTAATTCAGTATGTTGTTCGTGACACTAATGGCAACGCCAACCCTACTGCTACTCAACAATAATAGGGAGGCATCATCATGATGCAAACAGACGTTAAAGCAGTTCACGTAGAGGCGACAGGCACAATAGTGTCTGGTCGCACTCGTGTTAAAGGCTATCAGTGTATTTCTGGTGGTACGGCTGGCGATATTATTTTTAGAGATGGTGGGGCTACTGGTCCTGTTAAGCTACAGTTCAATATTGGCACAGGTACACAGCCTATTGGTTTGTCTATTCCGGGTGAAGGCATCTTGTTTGAAACAAGTGTGCATTTGACATTACCAG